GCAATAGTAGCCGTTAATTTAGGATTTTCAGAAACCCAGTCAGCAATGCTTGCAACAACTTCTGCTATATCTGCTAATACTGGTGCTAGTGATTGTTTAACATCATTCATTGCTTGTGCCAATCTATAAGCAGGGTCTGCTTCCATTTTAGCAACGTCACCGTTTAACTTTTCTTGCATATCATCAGTAGATTTCAAATGGTTTTTAGCGTTTTGAAGTGTTTGAGAAATCTTATCTCCTTGTTCTTCCCATAAAGTACCATACATTTTTACGCCTACTTCATTACGCTTCGTTTCATCTTCAATGCCCATTAATGCAGTATTCATTTCAACAATGGCTTGCTTACCTTTTTCTCCACCTTCTGCTACTGCACGACCCCAGATTTCCATTTGTTCGATAGATATATTTGTTCCGTCAATTGCCTCTCGAGTTGCTTTGTCAAGACCTTGACCAAATTCAGCCGCCACTATACGACCTTCCTTCAATCCATCGAGTAATATGTCAATATTCCATGTTCCAGTTTCGACACCGGCCGCCATGATTGCCTGAACTTCTTCTGCCGTATATCCAGCCCTATGAAGTTGTGAACCATATTCAGAAATAATATCTAATTGCTCTGGAGGGAATCCGATTGATAATAACTGATTGGTTAATGCTAGTGCTTCTTTTTGAGATACGCCTAATTCTTTTCCGATTTCAAATGACTCTTGTATTAACTCTTTAAAATCAACTTCTTTGTAAGCACGACTAATCATTGATGCGCCCTTAATGATTTCCATGTTAGTTTCTATAGATGCATCCTTGTTAAGTACCATCTGTCGTCTAACACCTTCAAAAGCGGCTTCTTCATCACCGATTGCAGAAACTACATTACCTATACCTGCACGTACTTGTGCTGTATCTGCTTCATTTAAATTCATTGTGATTTCAATATTAGTGTTTAAAGTAGAAACATCTAATGCTTGTTCAATAATAGATGCTAAACCGCCACCTGCTAATAAACCACCTGCAACTGCTGAAAGGGAATCTCCAAAGCCATTTACTTTATCACCTGCATCATTAGCCGCTTGAGCAATTTGACCGAATTCACTCCTAACACCTTCAAGTCCAGAAGCATTGATATTTCTTAATGCTTGTTGCATTCTCTCCATATCAGCACTAGAACCTAACGCCTGTCTACCCATTAACTGTAACGCTCTATTAATTTGGTCAGTGCTTGCTGTTCCTTCTCTAATCGAATTAGTTAGTCTAGTTCCAAGTACATCTGAAAATTGATTCACTTCTGTTCCTGTTGCTTCAAAGAATGTTTGCAAATCCTTATTAGCATTCTTCAGGGCAGTATAGTTTTCAGAAGTAGATTGCATTTGTGCTTGATAGGATTTTAATTGTGCTTCAGTATTTACCAATTCACGTTGAAATGCTCTGTATTGTTCTTCGCCAATATTACCATTTCTAAATTGTTGCTCCACTTGTTCTTGTGCCTGTTTTAAAGTATCTAACCTTTGAGAAGTAGTTGTTATTTGCTGTGATAATAATTGTTGTTTCTGTCCATAAAGTTCAACACTAGTAGGATCAAGTTTTGATGCTTTTTCTATTTCTTTTAATTCTGCTTGTGTCTTTTTGGACTGAGCATCTACATCTTTTAATGCTTTATCCAGTCCTCTAGTATCTCCACCGAAATTAATGGTAATTCCTTTGATACCTTTATTTGCCATTTGATGATTTACTCCTTTCTATAATTATTAGTTGTAGAAAATCGTAAATGTAATTTTCTATACAAAAAAAAGGGAACCACTCATTTGAGTAATCCCCTTAGTAGTTTTAAATTTTTAATGCATCTATATCTGCTTGAGTTGCTTTTCTAACTTTCGGCTTATCGTCTTTCTGTTTAGGACTTGTAATATCTACATACATAGAAATATGGTCAAACACCATACCAATAGACATCATATCTAATTCAGTAAAACTAAGTTTACATATTTTTGCCATTGTCAGATATCTAATTGTTAAATCTGTTATTTCCTCGTTTGAGTTGTCGGCTTTTTTTTTACTGTTGAAGTAAAGTTAAGTCTAATTAATGGTAGTACTTCTTTAACAATATCCATAACTGGGAAGCCATCTTCAAATGTATCTAGCCATGCATTAATTTCTGGAATCTCTGGATTAGCCTTCTTTGCCAAACAATAAACCATTTGATAGAACTCAATTGATTCAAAAGAGTTTCCTTGAGTTTGATTTTTCTCTAAGTTCATAAAGTCTTTTAAGAAGTCAGAACCGGGAAACATTGCTCGATACATTAAAGGTGTTTGTCCTGTTACTTTAAATTTTATATCTTTATCATTAATTTTAATTACTTTTTCTGCCATCTAATTTCAATCCTCCGATTTTATTAAGGTATTTCTACTGGTTCAATAACTGCTTTATAGAAATCAGAATACATCTGATCTTCTGTTCCTTCTCCAGTATTCCAACGGATTGCTTTATCATTAGTACGTGGCTTTGCTGTGAATGATAATTCTTGTCCTTCAATTTCAATTGATTCCGCTGTTGTTTGAGCAGATTGAGATGGACGTGCTACTGTTACATCATAATATACGAAACGAGTTGCTTGAGCGTCACCGTCAACTTCAAATAGTAGGGCAATATCTTTAGGTTTAGCATCTGCTGATTCTAAGAAACCGCCATTGATCATTTTCTCTCCTAATACATCAGTACGAAACTTATCAGTAATCATTGCAATTGTTAATGTACCTTCATAACCTGTATTAGAATTACGAGAGAAGAAAACTCCATTATCTGCATAGAAGTTCATCGGGTCGCCTGTAGGATTCATTTCTAAGGATACTGCACCCTCTACACGAACTGGTGTAGCATATGTATAAGAGCCATCATCTTCCCTTGTGATAACTGCATAGTGAACATTTGTTAAACCAAATAAAACACGATTCTTTGACATAATTTATTTTATCTCCATTTCTTTCATTTTTTGATTGTTATATCATAAATTTTTTGATATAAACTCTGTGAACTAATGTAACTTTCAATAGTTTCGTAATATACATTATGCTCATCAAAAATATCTTCTATTTTCTTTTCAAGTTCTAAATCTTTCATATCTGTATATACTTCAATACGATAATCTAAAATCTTTTTCCACACTTTATTATCAGCACCAAAGTTTGATGAATCTTGTTCGAAATAAACCATGAATGGAGGTTGTGGCATGGGATTATTAGGTGTCACATTAAAGTGAGAATAAGCAACAGGTATGTCAACTTGATCTAAAATATCTGCAAGTTCTTCGATACTAATCATTGTTCAATTCTCCTAATTAATTTTTCTTCAAATTCCCTATTACCATCTAGTTCTACAGGTTTAATATGAACAACTGGTGCTGTTCTACTTCCGTCTCTATTCATATGACCATTTTCCAATAAATGGGTTAATTGAGGGGCTGTAGCATTATGAACTGTGTAACTACCTTTACTTTTTTTTACTTTCCATCCTGTAGCATATTTACCTGTTCTTTCAGGGGAAGTTTGCTTTAATCGTTTAGCGACATCTGTCGAAACTTCTTTAGCAACTGCTTCTACCTCTTCTTGTACAAAGTTAGAATAAAATTCTAATTGTCTGGTAACTTCTCTCGCTAAATTATCAATATCCATTTACTCACCAACTTTTTTATGCGTGTATAACTCTATGAATTCACCTTTTTGGTACGTTCTATAAATTGAATACTTATAATTGTTGTAATAAAG